TTTAAGGAATTAGACTTATTGAGTCTAAATACTTCATCTGAAGCTGTGCATAATTTTCCATCACTTACTAACCGATGGATGCCTTTGACAGCCATTACAGTTAGTACAAATCAGTCAAGCGGAGATTTAATAAATACTTTGTATTTACCAGAAGCCTTGTATGAGCGAGCTAATAGTGCCCCAAATTTGGCACCCTTTGAAGCTTTCATATATGGTCGTATGAGCATTGAGCTACGTATAGTTGCTAATGCTAGCAAATTTCATTGTGGGAAATTACTAATCAGTAGTAAATATGATACCTATCAGTGTGATCATGAACAAAATGATATGCAATCAGCTCTCGCTAGGAATCATGTTATTATTGATTTATGTGCTAACAATGAGGGATTATTAGATGTGCCTTTCCGATATCATAGACCATGGGTGAGATTAGTTAAGAATAGTAAGGCTAGCATAGGGATTAGACCTAGTAAATATTGCTCTATTTACTCTCATATTCTCTCACCCTTACAAACAGGAACAGGAGGTACTACAGACGTTAGCGTAAGAATTTTCTATCGATTTAAGGAAATTGCTTTTACCGGAATGTCATATCGAGTGACAGTTCAAGGTTTTGGAATTGAAGATGTAATTTCGCCTCCAACTTGTAGAGCCTTAAAAGAAGTGTTAGTAGGAGCCGAAAAAGCTTTTGATCAGTTAGGTAAGAGTGGAAATCAAGATAAGCCTAGTAAAGTAGAAGGCATTATTGTAACACCAAGACCACGTTTAAACTTTGGAGGAGGTAAAGGAATTATTGATGTTCAACCATTACGAGTGAATCCGCACACGCTTACTAATTTTAAAGATGTCCATATCCCAAGCGATGAACCACGTTCATTTTTAGATATGGCTCGCATTTGGGGTGTATGGCGAACGTCGTCTTGGAGTAAGAATGACAAAGAAGGAGTAAATATTATACGCCTCAATATTGATCCAACGTCCAGGGAATATACTAAAGATTATTCAGGAACATTAACACCATTAGAGTATGCTTGTTCCAACTTTATGTTTTGGTCAGGAACCATTGAATTACGATTTGATTTTGTATCAAATAGTTTTCATACAGGAGCGGTCCAAATTTCAGCAGAATTCGGAAGAGTTACAGATTCTGAGTCTGAATCTGAAAGTAGTGCTACGTATACTAAGATGTTTCATTTAGGGGAACAAAAAAGTGTACATTTTCGAGTACCATATATTTATGATACAATTTATCGAAGAACTACGGATAGCGTTGGGGGTCATTATTTAAATTATACGACGTCAACAGCTATAAAGAGAGATGCCTTGTCGGTAGCTCCAGAATCACGAACGTTTGTTAAGGTCAGGGTAATTAATACTTTAAATCCTGTATCTACAGCTCCTCAATCAATACAAATTCTCACCTTCATACGTGCCGGAGAAGATTTTGTTATGCATGGTATAAAAAATTTTGGATTAATACCCATTGTTAAAGAAGAACAAATGGATAATTTTCCTTTAGATGGATATGCAGTGAATACTGAACAAGTAATTGATCCACCAGTTATTCCTCAATCTCCAACTCCTCATCAATATACTCCGGAAGAGATAAGAATATTGCGAAGAATAGAGGAACTTAATCGGGGTAAGGCAAAGTTGTTAGCCAAAACTGATCGAAATGATTGGAATGAATATAAATCAACTGTGATCCCTAAAACTCAGATGGATACCGGGGAAAAGGAGGATCTAGACAGAACCAGTGATTTTAGAGCTGGATTATCTAACCAAACTATACAAACCTTAGATTGTCATACGAGTTTTAAAGATTTATTAAGAAGACCTTATCTCTTGTTAAATCAAGTAAATATAGCTCCTATAAACGGAGGAGGTTATTTTATACCCCTAATGCCTCCGAGTAAAAATATGTCGATTTGGTTACGGAATGATGAATACCAAGCAAATGCAATTTGGGCGCAAACAATTCACACTACATCAGCTTCAGCGATTATGGATTGCTTTCGTGCTTGGCGTGGGGGTATGAGATATACAATTGTTGTTAATAAAGGGACCAAACCTATTTATGTTTCTTTGGTTCCTCATTCAGGAACAAGGATTATGGGGATGCATAGCCCTCTTAATACAGCAGAAACTGGCCCTTGTCCATTATATGGAATGAATTTTTCTACGGAAATTATAATACCTTCTATTAACCCTTCAGCGGTTATTGAAGCACCATATGATACAGAAAATACATGGTCTTTAACTTTCGAAGAGAATCCTTCTCGGAATTATACCTGGCGAGATAAAGCAGACACGAACTCAGGGCACTTATGTATTCAAGCTATGGAAGCCATAAATGTGTCCGTTTTTTGGAGTGCCGCGGATGATTTTGAAATTGCTAACTTTTATGGTCCATCAAGTGGAAAACAAAATGGTTGGGCGTACCGGTATAACGATATCACTTATCCGAAAGTTCAGATGGATTTTCAAACTAGTGAGATGGCTACTAAGGTAGGACATCTCGTCTCAAATGTAATTAGTAATAAGGGAGTCATGTCATCAATTGGTAAGTGCGCTCCTTATGTTGGAGCAGGGTTATTGGCCCATCATATCGGTAAAAAGATGACGGCTATAACTAACGTAGTTGATACCAATATGAATCGTTTAGCAGATACTGCAGAAACAGTTGGTGGAACCATATGTACCGTAAAAACATCCTTAGAGTCCACATTTACTTCTGGCGAAAGTTTAGAAAATAAGTTAGAGAGATTAACAAGAACTGTAGAAGGCGCTGGGGAAGACTTTGAGTCGATTAGTTATATACTAAACTTGGCTATAGAGAAAGTATCTAGTGCTGTAGGATCTGTATTATCGGGCTCTGTGTTAGTCTATGATTTCTTGCTGGATGTACTAATGGCATGGATGGAAGGATCGTGGTCGATAGTGGCTATAGGCATTTTACGATTCCTTAGTAAAACGTTACTATCTACTAATTCACTTTGGTCTCTGATGAGCG